AGGCAGGCAGGTGTCCCGATGCTGATAAACGGGCTCAGAGCGCCACTGGGATAAAGGCGCGCGGGACAGGCCACGACCACCGCGGAGACAAAGGGCGTGGCACTCGAGCAGTGAGCGGTTCCGTGGGATCCCACGCAGGGTTCGACTCCCTGGCTGTCCACGTAGGACATCGATCTCCTGGAGGAGAGAATCATGATCCAGATCACCGAAAGGCACTGGTGCGGCCAGGTCCACCCGACCATGACCGAGGTGGAGACGTGCAACGCCGCGGACATCGAGCGCCAGTACGAGCAATGCGCCCGCTGGGCATCCCTGCTCTGGGCGGCCGACTACCCGACCGAACTCCGCAGCTCGGGCGAAGCCGCCCCGTTCGACAAGGAGTGGGTTGTGTTCGGCCCTGGCTGGAATGGCCCGCGGGTCGCCTCGATCATCATCGACGGTTGCGGCGCGAGCTGGCACGGCAGTGACGAGCTGTGGCTGAAGGTCATCGGCCCGAGCGAGGGCGTGACCAAGTAAGACAACCGGGTGACCGGCAGGCAGGCGGGTTCGAGCCCCGCCCACCCACGATCGACGTTTCACGTGAAACAGTCGACTCACTGGAGGAGAGGATCCATGACAGACGCGGAGTACGACGAGAGACGTGACGAACGCTGGGAGTGGGCACGCGCACAAGCCCTCCTGGCGCTGACGACCCCGCTCGCAGGGCACGCCGAGGGACATGCGAACTACGGTCATGATGGTCAACGCCTATGCACACATCATCATGACCGGTGAAGCGCCCGAAGCACCGCCCAGCGTGGCCTGGTAAGGAGGGAGAGAGATGGACGGTAAGGAGCTGTACGAGGCGCTGGACACGGTGTGGGCCGCGCTTCCGGACGACGCGGCACGACAGCAGTTCGCCGAGGTGGTCAGGGTGCTGAACGTCGAGGCACCCTGGCGACTCGACCTGGGCATGACCACAACGCGCTGGTACGGGCAGGTAACGAAGTGATCACGTTTCAGGTAACTCACATGCTGGAGAGCGCTCGGCGTTCCGGCACCTCGGATCTCCGGATCTGGCTGAACGAGAACGCGTCGAGCGACGTGCTCATGTCGCTCGTGCGCAACACTCCGGCGCCGGGCACGCTGGCCTGGCGAGCCGCCCGGTACGCGGCCTGCCCGCACGAGCGCCAGCAGTGCACGGGCATCCTGGCCAACCGCGGCTACTCCGGCCACCACAATGCGGCGCTGTTCCCACAGCCGGTTGCGCCGGCCGGCGACAGCTAGTACAGTGCAGGCACTGGGCGATGCACGTGCACAGTGGTAGAAGCCAAGGGCAATGTCAACGCCGGAGCGATACCGGCGGGTATCCCGAGTGAGCACCGGTCGGAACGGACCGGATGAGACCACAGTGCATCGCCCAGCACAGCTCACGGCCAGCATTCAGAAGCGCTGGTGACCGGCCATTGCCGGGAGACTCACCCTGGCCAGGGTGACAAGCGGGTGCGAGCGCCCGACCGTGAGGCAGAGCCCAGGGGTGGACCCAAGCGTCCGCCGGCAACGCCCCAACCGGGGCGGTCCCCTGGGGGAAGGAGGACCGGCAGAGACGACCGATGGCGGGTTGGCGCCCGACCATCGGGGGACGCACCGATAGGGGACCGGACGGCGCCAACCGTACGGACCGGGTTCGAGCCCCGGGCGCTCTCTATGCACAGTCGACCAACTGGAGGAGAGAAGAATGATCAACGTACCGAAAGCACTGCGGGCGCTCGCGTCCGTCTGGCTCGGTCCCGCCGAGCTGGCCCGTGAGCTACACATCAGCCCGTACCTAGTTCAGGGCTGGCGGGACGGCAACGCGATCAGCGATACCAGTCTGCGCATGCTGCGCGGCTACGTCGGCCACCGGCTCATGGCGCACAACGCCGGTTCGGTGTACCCGGGCTGGATCCAGGATGGCGGCGCGCTGCGCAAGGCGTACGACAGCCTGACCCCCGATCCGGACGGCGAGCTCGTCGAGTCGGTCCGGGCGACGATGCGCGCGGCCGGCTCGCTGGTCGACCTGCCGTCCCAGGCGGACCGGCTGCTCGCCCCGTTCCGGCACCGCAATCACGAGCTTCACGACCGGATCGACCGGGCGTTCCGGTGACCGCCCGGATCGCTGCGACGTACGACACGGCCGGCCGGGAAATGTGGCACAACTGGCAGTGTGCCGCCGCGGCCGGCGTCGGCACCAAGACATGGACCGGCTACGTCAGCCGCGGCCAGGCGCCGGCCGAGGACGGGTACGACCTGGAGGACCGTCCGGTCTGGTACCCAGAGACCGTGCGAGGCTGGCTGGCCGGCCGCAAGAGAGGGTGATGGTGGAGGCGGGTTCGACTCCCGGCCACCCGCGGAGCGCGCGTCATCCCGCGCGCCGGACAGGAGGAGGGCGAATGGGCAAGCACAACGCGCCGAAGGGCACGAGTGCCGGCAATCCGAACCAACCACACGGAAAGCACCGGACCGAGGCCAAGCCGGCCAGCGAGCCCGTCATGGGCAGGATCACCCGCGACATGATCGAGGGTGTCCGCGGGCACGTCAACGACGACACCGCGGCTCGCTGACCCCCCCTACCAGGATTCTGGTAGGGTCGAGACAACCGACCCCCGGACGCTATCCACGCGAACCGCACCGTTCGACCGACACCGGGGGTCGGTCACAGAATCCAGAGCACCGAGCATCGAGAAACGAGGACAGAAGAGATGACCAACCCGTTCGGACCGGATACCACCCAGACCGCGCCGGCTCAGCCGGCCTACGCGCCCCCAGCGCCTCAGGGGTATCCCACCACACCGGCCGCGCCGCCCCCGGCCGTCAGCGGCCAGCATGGCGGGGCGGATGACCCGTTCGGCGGGCCAGCACCGCAAGCCAACCGGCCGCGCGTCCGCGACTTGGAGGGGCGCACCCTGCTGATCATGCCGAAGTCGATCAAGCGGGGTCTGATCTCGGCCATCCTGAAGGACGACAAGGGCAACCCGGTCGTTCAGGACCGGATGACCGCGGACGTGGTCGTGCTCGCGCCGGCCGAGCCGGTGGCGTACGGCGGTACGCCCGAAAACCCGCAGGCCAGCCAGCGTCGGCCGCACGACAAGTCCGCCGCGGTGCCGTGGTTCATCCCGGGCATGTGGATCAGCAACGATGGCCTGGTCTCGCAGAGCTCCATCGCGCTGGCCAACGTCCTACGCGCACAGTCCGGCGCGACCCCGGAGCCCGGCGCCGTCACGATGGTCCTCGGCCGGCTGTACCAGGCCGAGCCGACCCAGCGCGGACGGCAGGGGTCTTGGCTGATCGACAAGCCGACCGACGAGGAGAAGGCGCTCGCTCGTGCCTGGCTGCGCGCCAACCCACGTGACCCGTTCGGTGCGTAAAGGCCGAGATAGCTTCGAAGGTCGGCTTCACACGGCAGGCTGAGATCAACCGCCAGGTGATGGAGATCATGAAGGATCTGCTCGACCGGATCGAGCAGGTCAAGCGTGCCCTGCGCGAGTACGACGCCACATTCGATCAACTGCTGGACAAGGAATGATCGTGCCGGTCCCGCTCGACCGCCGCAGTCCAAGACTCGGGCGGGACCGGACACCACCGGAGGAGAGTAGACGATGACCTTCGCAATTCCCTCGCTGGCCGCCCGTGGGCCCGCGCTCATTCTCGTCGGGTGCATGCTCGTCCTCGGCGGGGCGCTCCTGCTGGCCGATCTGACGATCGGCACGATCGCCGCCCGGCGCGCCGAGAGCTACGACGGCGCCGACGAAACATACGCGGTCGAGCTGCACGCCGCATCGGCCGAGGAACCCGACCCGACCGGCTGGAGCACGACCGAGCGCGGGTTCGACGCGCGACTCATCCTGAACCGGATCATCGACGGCTTCACGCCCGAGTCGCCGCCGGCCGTGCTATTCGACACGCTCCATGACCAAATGCCGCAGGCCGACCCGAGCTGGCTGACGTTCGACACGAGCGCCTGGCGGACCGTGCACGCGGCCAGCGTCGAACTGTCGTACGCCGTGGCCGCATTCGACATCGACATCCGGTACGGCGCCGCACTGGAGCTTGCGCGGTGAGTCGCGAGGACTTCACCCACGAGTGTCCGGGCAACTGCGGTACGCGGGTGCACCGCGACAGGCTGGCCTGCCCGACAGACTGGTACCGGCTCCCGTCCGAACTGCGCTCTGCGGTCACCCGCGCATTCAAGGCACAGGACCGTCGCGCCCATCGGGCCGCGCTGGTCGCCGCGATGCGCTGGTACGGCGAGCACCCGAGAGAGCTGGATCCGAAGTGACCGGCGACGCTCAGCCGCGGGAAATCCGTGGCGTAGATCTGGTGCACCCGAGCCATTACCGGCTCGACACCATGAGTCTAGAGATCCCGGACAACGCCGTGACGCCGGCTCAGTTGATCGAATTCGCGAACTCGGTGATCGAGCGATTCGGCCCGAGAGCAGTGATCATACTGCACGAGTACGCATTGCGTGTGGTGAAGATCGACGCCAGCGAAAAGGGTGCCTACCCAAAGAACGGGCTCGCCAGCACCTGGTGTACGCCATGACCGATTGGCCAGAGGAATGTACCTGCGGCGGTCAAATCGGAGCGCCGTGCCCGATGTGCAATCCCGTGCTGGAGTTCGTCGCGTACGGCCGACCAGCGCCCAAGGGCTCGAAACAACACGGTGGATCGGGTCAGTTCTACGAGCAGTCGCGCTACCTGCCCGCGTGGATGGACGCGGTTGTCCTGGCCGCGCAGCGAGCGCGCGTCGCCGCGAAGTGGCGGACCGCCACCATGCCGTGCGTGCTCGATCTCGTGTTCTCGCTCGACCGGGCCGAACACCCGAGTCCGGACACGCCCTGGCTCGACGACTACCCGGCCAAGCCACCGGACCTCGACAAGCTGGCGCGTGGCGTGGCCGACGCGCTTACCCGGGCCGGCGTGTGGGCGGACGATGCACTCTGGATCGGCTGTAATCGACTGCGCAAACTGTATGTAGTACCAGCACCTGATTCCGGTCCGGCCCCCCGTCGGGCGCAGCACTGGCGGAGCAACCCGCTACCGAAACAAGGCTGTTATATCAACGTGTTCGAACTGTCCAAATAGGAGAATGACGTATGACCGAGCTGTACCGCTGGACGCTGGAGAAGCTCGACGGCGACAACCCACCGACGCTCATCGCTCAGGTGAGCGGCGAGCCGGGCATGGTGGGCGCCGGCATCAAGGGCATGGCCGTCGAGCTGGCCAACCGGCTGAATGCCACCCTGACCGCGGCAGGCTTCCCGCCAGTGCCCGAGCCGGCCGCGAACGGGGGCGGCCGGCGTCGCGGTCGCCCGCCCAAGCCGACCGCGCCGACTTCACCCGTCGCTGTCGAGCCGGACCTGCCGGACGTACCGGCCGCCGCGCCGGGCCTGCCCTCGACCGACCCGTTCGCGAAGGTGCATGCGGGCAAACCGTATGAGGACGCGCCGTTCTGAGCGGACGCCAAGTCAAACGATCGAGGCCAGGATTTCTAACCGAGCCGACCTTCGAAGCTATCTCGGCCTTTAACATTTGGAATGTCTACATAGACACACAATGAACCCCTGCCGACCCGTCCGCGGCAGGGGTTCATTGCTTTCTCATGGAGGAGAGAAAAGGTCTACTCGCCGAGGTTCGGATCCGGCGAGTCGGCGTCCTCGGGCTCGGCCGACTCGTCGAGCTCGGTCGCTTCCAGCTCTTCGGCTTCCCGCGTGAGCTCCGCCTCCGCGACCGCGTCCGGATCGTTCTCGGTCGTCACTCCCTCGACGTACTCCCGCTCGGTCTCCATGACCTGATCGCCAGCGACCGGCAGCGGCGTACTGCCCGCGGCTGCGCTGGCGCGGTCCTCGGCGTAACCCTCGTGCGCCAGGCCTGGTGTGCTGGCGTGCTCGTCGCCCATGCGACATCCCTTCCGGTAGTGGGTGGGTGTTCACCGAATCCTACCAGGATCCGGCAAGGTTTACGGTCGATGTAGCCGGCGCTCGCTCTCCATGGCGCGCTGTCCAGCCAGGACTTCCGCGCGCTGCTCGGCGGTCGGCGCGTTCGGCACCGCCCACACGCTCGCCGCGGTCGCGATCGTCGAGAGCACCAGCAGCCAGCCGCGCCAGGTGTCGCTCAGCGGCAGGAACTGCAGCGCGGCCCCCACGCCGGCCATCACGAGCGCGGCGATGAACTTGCGGTACTGATCCATGGTCTAGTCCTTTCGTCCGTCAGCGGAGCGTACAGCGCCCGCGCGGCCCGCCCTGACGAGTAGCACCACCTGGCCCCAGAGTGCCACGTCGAGCGTACCGAGGATCAGGATCCAGACCGCGCCGGGCAGCTCGAACCACCCCGAGCCGGCCAGCGCCAGCGCGAACAGCAGCCAGCCGGCGTTCATCGCCATCATGGCCCGGCCGGCTGCCGAGCGGTACCAGGTGCGCCGTGCGTACACCGCGACGAACGTCACCAGCGCGGCGAGCGCGACCACGAACAGCGCCAGCTCGACGGTCTGAACCGCGCTCATCGTCCCCCCAGAGCTTCCGTGATCCAGGCTGCCAGCAGGTCCAGCCGCTCGCTGGCCCCGCGCACCTGCCGCCGCGCCTCCCGCAGTCGGCGCTCGGCCGCGGCCCGTTCGATCGTCGCGTCCTCCCGCGCCTGCCAGAGCTCCCGCTCCAGCTCCTCGTGTGCCCGTCCGTGCTCGCGGCCGGCTCGTACCCACGGCCAGCGCCAGGTCATGACCTGGTCTCCTCGGCCCGGTCTGCCAGGCGTAGGAACCTGGCCAGTTGTGCGGCGAGCAGGTCAGCTCGCGCCCGTTCGGTCTCGTACGCCATGCGTCGATCCTCGGCCAGCGCTTGCAGCGGTGCACGAACATCCCGCTCGACGGTAGCTCGCGGTACCAGCCGGCCAGTCCCGACCAACCAGAAGAGGGCGCCCATGGCGCCGAGATTGAGGATCGGCAACCAGGCGACCAATTCGGGGGGCATGCCCCAAAAGCTACTCGACCGGTGTCGCCTGCCCGGTCGCCGTTCCGGACAGACTCACACTCAGCCCGACGCTCATCGGCCGCTGGCTGACCTGCTCGGCGATCCGATCGGCCAGGCCCTGGGTCCATGCCTCGTCCGCGGCGAGCGCCGCGGCGACCGCGGCCGGGTCGACGACGAGCGAGCCGTCCAGCACCGCCTGCGCCGCCTGCAGCAGCAGATCGCCGACCGACCCCGGGGCGGGTACGCCGAGCGAGCCCGCGCCGGGCTCGGACACGATCCAGTTGCGCAGGTTCTCGATGTCGGCCAGCACGTTGCCCACGGTCCGGTTCGGTGACCCGGTGTCGTTGACGAGCTTTTCGGTCTGCTCCATGTCGTTGCCACCTTCCGTTGTCGATATCGGCATGCCAGCCTGTACCCAGGCGCGCAAGTTGTTTCCCGGACAGCTCGTGCTGGCGTACTGCGAGTGGTATCGCTTCGCCAGCGTGCGCCCGGCCAGTCGACAGGCCTCGTCGTAGAGCCACCGGATCGAACGCTTCGCCGCGTCGGTCACGTCCGCATCGGTGCCGATCATGCAACATCCGATGTTCTCGGTGTTGTGGTTCTCGACGTGCGCGCCGATCGCGTCCCAGGTGTGCTGTCGACCCTCCCAGATACGACCGTCCACTGTAACCAGCCAGTTGTATCCGATGTCCCGCCAGCCGTTGGTGTCCATGTGGAAGTTCTGGATCGACCGGACGGTCTGATCCTTGTTCGCCGACGAGTAATGCACGACGAACCCGGTGCGCTGGCTCCACTTGGCCAGGTCGATCGCGCTCGTCGGCGAGCGAGCATCCCACTGTGGGCGCGTGACGATGGTGACCATGTGCGCAGCCTACGCCACGATTCGCGCCCACAGATACGATCCCGCCTTGATGCTCAGCGCGGTCGCGTTGCTGACGTTCTGAGCGGCCTGGACCTTCAGCGTGCCGGCCGTTGTGGTGGTGAAGAGACCACGGATGAGGGTCAGGCTCTCGGTCGAGGTGACGCCGGAGGTAACCTCGGTCGGTGTGCTGGCGGTACCCAGCATGGTGATCGTATTCGGTACCGCGGTGATCGCGGCCAACGGTCCCTCGAACCACTCCCGGTACAGGGACGTGCTGCCACTGTAGGCCATTTTGCTATCCATGTCCGGGGTATTGCTGGCGCTGGCCGCGAACAGCCCACACTCGAACCGGAAGGTGTAGCCGGTCGGCAGGTCGAGCGACAAACCTGTCACGTCAGCCAGGGTCGTGTTGCTGACGATGTCCGTGAGCGGTGAGGTCAGGTGGGCGAAGTAGTCGACCAACACATCGAGCTGATCGGCGGTCGGTATCTGCGCCGCTACGAAATCGACTGCACGAGCCATGGGTTCCTCACAGCGCTAGATGGTTGGGTCGCCAGAGTTGTACGTCGTCACCCGGCGCGAGCGCCAGCGTGGCGCCGTTGACCGAGCGAGTAACGGTCAGGTTCTGCTCGACGACATAGAAGGCCACGACGGCACCGCGGCTGATCGCGTTCGTCCCGCCGGTCACGACGAACGAGCCGGACGCGATGTTAGCCGCGACCCCTACGCTCAGCCGGTCCCAGACGATCCCCTGATCATCGCCGGTTGTCGTGTCCGGCTCGCCGATCTCGACCGAGCTCGCCAGGGTGGCAACCGATGTCCAGTCATCCTGCTTCCAGCCCAGGAACAGCACGAAGACCTGGTTCCAGTTGATCAGATCATCGGGCAGGGTCAACGCCGGATAGGCGATGTCCTGCGCCGAACCGTTGAGTTGCGCCGCCGCGGCGACAATGTCCAACGTGGTCCCCCGCGCGCGGAACGCCTGCGCGCTGGTGTCGGCATTGGCCACACCGCCGGAGAACGTGATCGTGGGGTCGGTCTCTGCCGCAGACTCGGCGATCTTCCCAAAGAGTTGAACGTTTGAATCGGTCGGGAAGACCTCCAGTCGCTCCCAGCCGGCGCTCGCGGTCGCCGGCACGCCGGCACCACTGTTGCGGATGGCCGCGAGTACGTAGAGCGCGTCCCGCGCGGCATGGTTGGGCAGAGTGGGTGTCACGCTGGCATTGACCGCGTGCGCCGCAGCGCCGGCCGCGACGAAACTCGGCGTCACATCCGCGACCGCGGTCACGGTCACCCGCTCGCCCGCGATGTAGCCGGCCGGCGTAACCTCGATGTCGTAGCCGGTCACCGAGGTGGACCACTTTTTCAGCGTCCGGTCGCTGCGCCGGACGGGCAGCGTGGTCGAGCTGGACAGCGTGTCGACCGCGACCACCGAGCCGGCCGTGTCGAGCCGACCCGTGTTCACCGAGCCCTCGACTGTCCACATGAGCCACGGCGAGGCAGGCGAGCAGTTCGCCCACACCTCCCATTGCTTACTGTTGAGGAACTCGGTGTAGCCCTCACGAATCAGGTCGATCGTCTCGGGTGGTACGTCGTCGGGCGGGTTGGCGATCGTCATCCGGCCGCCCTGGGTGGGCATGTTCAGCCAGTCCGGGATCAGCTCGACCGCGTCCGGACGGGCCAAGTTGACCGAGATCACCGGGTACCGGTACTCCGCCGGAGTACCCTGCGCCACCTCCAGCGCGGCGCGGTCGACCAAGTTCTCGTCCGGAGAGATGTTCAGGGTCAATGACCCACCGGTCTCATACGGCCCGACAGTGTCCACACCGGACGGTCCGGTCCGCTTTTCGAACACACCGGTAGAACCGAATGCCCGGACGACGCTGGCTCGGTTGCGCAACCGCTGATCGTCGTCGACCGGCTCGGGCGGTTGCCAGAGGTGACCCTGCGCGTAGTCCATGGCCAGGCTGACGGGTGGGTTGTACCGACCTACCCGTGTCAGGTAGCCGAGCCCGAATCCTTGTTCGTACAACACTCCGCCGTCGGTTGCCTCGGATGTCCGGTACAGGTCGAGCTGGGTACCGGGTCGCTGGCTGTCCATCCGCATGATGTACGGCTCGTCGACCGGGAACATGGTCAGCTCGATTCCGTCCTCTCGACACAATCGAACCAGCCGGAGATGTGCGGCTTCCGACTTGACGCCCAACAATGAACTGATGCCGAATTCTCCGTAATCGTCGACATAGGTAACTGGAATAATCGAGGTGAGATAGTTATTGGCATTAAGCGATATGTCCCAGAACTCGATGTGACCCATATGCCACGGAACGCTGGTCGAGTTGGCTCGCGGGTTCAACACGAAAGACGACACGTAGGCCAGGGTCCCCGCACGGGTGTCCAAGCCCAGGACCGAGTCCTCCCCCAGTCGTAACGTGATCGTGAAGTTGCTCCCGTCTTGAACCGCGGTGACCACGATCGCGTACAGGTCGAGTGAAGATCGCGCCACGGAGAACACGGTTGTCGCGGTTCCCGATAATGTCGTACCGACCAGTTCGAGCAGGGGAGCCGCGGTCTCCTGTAGGCGCCATTTGGCGAATGTCCCGCCCGGCGTCTCCCACTCCATGAGTACGACGGTTTCTCCCGCGGCTGTCGGATCGATCACCGCGTAAACGATGACGGTCCACCCGATCGGCGATGATGATCCCCGGGGCACGCGCCCGAACAGTTGTCCACCGGTTGCGAAACTGGGCAATGGCTTCGTACCGAAAGTATCCGCAGGGTAGACAGTGATGTCACCTCCGAAGTCGATGTCCGCGTGCGCGAAAACGAGATCGCCAACCACGTCCAGGGGCTGCCCACCCGGAAGCGCACTGAGTGCCGCGATGGCGCCGGATTCGTCCTCCAGCGGCCAGTATCCGAGCAACCCCAGGTCGCGGTATCCCATCGTTCGGTGCCAGATGGACGAGTGCTCTGGCGGAGTGCCCTGTCCGAGTCGATAGAGGACCCCCTTGGCGTTGATCCGGATGTACCGATCGGCTCCCGTCGTCCAGCGCGGCGGCCAGCTCGGCACGAACCCACTGAATCGTTCGGTGAACCCCGATCCCGGATCGACCCACACCCTGATCGGAGTGTTCACCCCGAGCAGGCCAAAGTACGGGGACAACGGATTACGGGCGCTGAACCGTCCACCCTGGACACTGGAGATGATGTTGTCGAGCGTGAGCGCGCACGATCCCGGTTCGATCCGACTCGACTCGTCCGCACGGCCAGCCGTGACGAGGATACCGTCCCGCCAAAACACATACGCGGTGATATCGGTCCAGGTCCAGTCGTCTGGATGGTCGGTCAGATCGGCGCCGAGCGCCAGCTCGACACGGAATCCCATGGCTGTACTGGGAAACGTGACCGCGCCCTGAGAACCAGAGACTACGATCTGGAGAGCGCAGTATCCATTGTTGAACGAGTCGGTTGCGGTCAGTTCACCGGTCGATCCGGCCGCGGCTAACGCGACATAACCCGAGCGTGAGGTGGAAAAGAAACCATCTAGCTCGGCCTGAATGGTCAAGCTGGCCGGCAAAGTGAGATCTGACGAACCAACTCCATTGTCACTGGATAGCCAGATGGCGATCAGTAGTGCGTCATCGTCGGGCGCGTACGTCTGGCTAGCCACATGGCTAGTACTGAACAGTTCGTCGACTGTACTGTTGATACCCGATCCCCGGAATCGAATCGGGGTATAGGCGCGTACCCCGGACAACACATAGAGTCGACAGTGATTATCTGTCTGAAAGTTGTTATCGCGTCGCATGGTGACGGTCTGCGCCCCGCCGGAGGTGACCGTGCGAGTCCACAAGCTATAGCGAAATCCCACAGCGGCGAGGAATGATACCGCACCGTTCTCTCCCAGGGTGAAGTATCCGACTCGCTTCCAGTCACCAGCCGTACCCGTAGGCGGCTTCATCTCATGTCCTGGTGAGTAATCCCACCCCTGGACCGCGAACAGTACCCAACCGGCCTGAGTGCCGGCGCCGGTCACCAGCGTGACATCCGCGCCGAGCGCGACGCCGGCTAGATACTCCTCGACGACTGGATCGGCCATGGGGTCAGCCCACCGGACCGAGCACGGCGACCACGTCACCGCCGCGCTCGCGGATGACCAGCCGCATCATCTTCAGCAGGGCCGCTCCCAAATCGCCGGCCGGCCCTCCGCCACCGGCCCACGATGCGGTCACGTCCAACGCCCGGCCGCCTCCACCCATCTCACCGCGCTCGGCCATCCCGCGGGACTGCGCGGCACTGTAGACCTGTGAGCCCTGCGGCAGCCGCACGAGCTCTGCGCCGCGCTCGCCGAGCATCGCCCAACCGCCCCGAATACCACCATGGGCCAGCCGTGGGATGTCCGGCAGTCCCAGTGTCACGCCAGGCACCGAGAACCCGAACGCCGAGAATCCCGGTACCCGGAACTCCAGGCCGTTCCAACGATCCACGATCCAGTTGATCGCGCCGCGAAACGCGGCTTTGATGCCATCCCACATGCCGCTTGCCGCGGCGCTGATCCGGCCGGGCAGTTTCTTGAAAAAGTCGACCGCGCCGTTCCACACCCGGATGACCGTACCGACTATGGTGATCATGAAACTGATCTGGTTGATCGCGACCTTGAAGCCGTTGGCCAGCACCGGCCCGACCACGGGCACGACCTTCTCGATGATGAAGTTCGCGATCTTCTCCAGCCACTCGCCGAGCTGACGGAGCTCCACTTCGTTGTCCTTGATCACACCCTGCAGGTCGTGGAACGCTTCGACACCGCGGGTAATGTACTCGTCGACCAGTTTCGCGATGACCGGGAGCACTTTCTCCTGGGTCCACTGCCACAGTCGTTGCAATGCCGGCACGATGTGATCGGCGATGGCCCGACGCAACGGCTCGAACTTGACCGCGGCCTTGTCCAGCGCGGGCAGCAACTTGTCCGAGATCGCGGCTACCAGCGCCAGCTTGACCTGTGTCATCTTCATGGCGATCGGCATCAATCGTTCACCGATCTTCGCGTTCAGCTCCTCCGTCTTGGCCGCGGCGATCCGGGCGGAGTTGGCGTACCCGTCCGACGTGTTCCGGAAGTCGCCGGCCACGTCGTTGGTCTGGGCAAAGAGGATCTTCAATCGGGCGAGTTGCTTCTCCTGCTCGGTCAGCGCCGCCGCGGACTTCTTGCCCGTGTCGGCCAGCGCCTGCTGCTCGACCTTGGCCGCGGACAATCCCACCCCGTAGCGTTCCAGCGGGTCGGACTCGCCGCGCAGGCCGGCCTGGATCGCCTGCAGAGCATCGGACACGTCGGTGTTGAACACGGACGCCATGTCAGCCGCGCGCTCGGTCAGCGCGATCGTGTTCTTTTCGACATCCTTCATCGACAGACCGCTGTTCTTGAGCATGGCGCCGAGCGGGGTGGCCAGTTGCTGGAACGCGCGGCGGCTCAGCCCGAGCGCGTTCGCGTTCGCCTCGCCCCAGGCGATGACGGCCGGCGCCGCCTCGTCGAAGATCTGATTTACGGCGTTGACCGACTCGCCGAGATCGCTCGCCGCAGCGATGGCGGTGTCGAACGCGCTGACGAGCTTGCCGATCCCCTGGGTGACCAGGTTCGCCACGATGAACCCGCCGGCTATCCTGGCCAGCTCGCCGAGCTTGCCGAACGCCGAGCCGAGCCCCTGTGCTTTGGCCTGGGCAGACGCCATCCCCGGGCCGGACGCGTCCCGACTCGTGACGACGATCTCTACCTCATTGGCCATCCGCCAGCTCCTCCGGCCTGCCCAGCGCCTCGATGTTCAGTAGTTGCAACAGCTCCGCCGACTCGGCACGGACCGCGGCCAGGCTGGCGTACCCGAATCGCTCCATCAACCCGAGCAGTAGCTCGGCATGCCCTAGCTCACGGGGCTTGGCGACAACGTTTCCATGGGAATCGATACCGCCGGGTACGAGACGCCACCTGATGATGGCTGAGCTAAAGGGGCGGGTACCCCCGTCACCGCGTCCAGCCACGCGAACATCAACATGAGTCCGAAGTCCAGATCCTGTGCCCGTACGCCGTCCACAGTGGTCGGTACCGGCTCGCCTTTGTCGTCCTCCAGGTTCCAACTCACCAGGTGCTCGGCGAACAGCTCGAACAGTTCGAAGATCCTCTTTATGTCGGCCGCGGTAAGCTTGCGCTCACGCAGCTCGGTCAGCTCGCCCACCATATCGAGCACGCCGATCGACATGGGCCGGACGCGAACCTCCAGCGGGTCACCGGTCTCCGGCGAGCAGTACTCGTCATCGGTGAACTTCAGCCGGTAGATCCGGTCACG